GTGAATGCTGTAAACTGCCAAGGAGTCATGGGAAAAGGTATTGCTTTGGCTTTCAAAGAAAGCTTTCCCAATAATTTCGAAGTTTACAAAAGAGCTTGTGGCACTGGTACAATGAAAATTGGACAGGTTTTACTTGTTGAAGAAAAGGGAAAGATAATCGTAAACTTTCCGACTAAGGATAGTTGGAGAAAAAAATCAACATATGACTTTATCTCACAAGGCCTTGAATCTTTAGCAAAGTCCATAGTCGAAAGAAAAATTACATCAATATCAATACCACCTTTAGGGTGTGGTAACGGGGGCCTCGCTTGGAATAAAGTTGAAGCTCTTATTTTAAAAGCTTTTCAAAGTTTAGATGATGTTGAGGTGGTAATTTACCCGCCTGCAACTAATAATCAACTGTCAAAAAATAAAAACATTATTAATGCTAAACATCTTTTGGTTCACTACGCCTATGGGAAATTAAAAGTTAAGCAAAAATTCTCTCTTTATACAGTTTTTTATATTTGCGAATGTATTGAGAAAGCAAATCTTTTCTTATTCGATTTTAAACATGGGCGGCCATATTCTTCTGAATTAGAAAATGTTATGAAGGATATAGCAAACCTTAAAATCGAGTTGCAGGACGATTTTGACTCTTTTATTGAAGATTATATTAATACTCATCAATCCAAAGAGTTACAAATCGAGTTTGGTAAGCTAATTTCAACTTTAAAGCCAAGTATTAGTTTGCTCAATGAGTTTAAAAATAAGGTTGATTATACAGATAGCGTACATGTGATTACGAGAATTGCCAATGAAAAAAATCATGGCTTGCATGTTGATGATTTCAAAGAAAACAAAAATATTGTTCAACATTTAATTAAAAATGGATTAGTAACCCAAAATATCTTTAACGAATTAAAAATAAAGGGAAGTTAGTAGCGCTATTTTATATTTTTTTGCTAAAATCGCGCAGCACTTCCTCTCTTACATTCACTGACAACTCAGGCACTCTTACTACAATTTTCTTATCAATTGCTGCGCCATGACTTGTTTGTATAAGTGGTATCATGCTGAATAACTGGGATTGACCTGCTCCCCGTTCATTAATACACCGCGATGTTAATAATGTCTTCTTCACTAACATAAGCACATTCCCATGAAGAAGCTTTTTTCCGACGAACAGATTACCAGCATCCTTTGAGACGCCGAAGCCGGGGTTTCTGCCCAGCAACTCTGCCCAAAACACACTATTTCGGACGCTACTTTCTACACTTGGCGCAAGAAGTTTGGCGGCATGGAAGTATCCGAGGCGAAGCGGCTCAAGCTATAAGTATCTCAGAAAATCGCGCCAGTAACATTTGAACTCCCCTTGTAATCTTATTAAGCCAACGTCCGCTCCTCGCTCATAAAGGACCTCTACTTAATCATTTTGCCCGCTCTGTGCCAGGAGCAGACGCTGCTAATCCCCAACAAGGTTGCAAACCGCTATTTACCCCGCTATAAATCGCACTCAGCAGCCGTTGTGTCCAAACCTCGTCTTGTTTAGTGAGCTAAGCGAAATTTTTTTGGCGATCAAGTGATTCGCAGACGGTCACCAAGTAAAATGCACATGGGTAGTCGAGTAACATGCAATTACGTAAAAACTTGGTTAGCGGCATCCTTGCCGGTTGATTACACCTCTGGCTAGGCATTACGGAGCTGGGTGAAAAACAGCCTCATTTTGTCGCTCTCCGTTGAATGGTGCGCTCGTCTGTGATCATTGGGACAAAGCACTACAAGATTAGCCAGCGTATCGGGACCATCTTCGCTCAAAGGCTGAATATGATGCACCTCAGCAAAGAGTGTCCCTTTGATCGTCAGAAATCCCGGCTCGCCGCAGTTTGTGCATTGTTCAAGTGAATGGTTTAAGGTTTTAATGTCTCAACTATTGTTACGTGGACTGCGTGCATCGATCGATTGCTGGTTTGTATTCCGAAGGTGCTTTAAAAGCATAAAAACCGAGGGCCTTTAAGGCCCTTTTTCGTTTTACTCCAGACTTAACCTGAATGAAAAACCGCCCTCTCCGAGCGTCAGATTGAGATTGCTGATCTCACATTCTTCACTTAGTAGATCCAGAGTATTCTGCAACAACGCCGTATAAACCTTTCTGCGCGTTGCTAAAAATTTCTCGTCCCCAGGTTGTATTATCCGAAAAACTGGCTGTGAACGGATGCCAGCTACTTCCCCTATAAATTTCACAGTCAATCAGCGATTCATCCGGCGCTGAATAAACACAGTTTCTTACCCCGGCCATAACAGCTTTCAGCTCCTTAACTGGTTGAGGGGGAGTATCAACACGCTGAAAAGGCAACACGGCTTTGCTGTCTGATTTACCCTGATAGCCAGCAAAACCCAACGAACGCCAGGTTCCGCCAGCCGGGTGAGTTGACGATTGAAGCGGTAACATCGCGGGATGGCTTACTCCACTATATAAGAGTCTGCTTGCCGGAACTTCGTCGCCGGGTTTTAAGCTAATAGTTGGTGAATTTGTAAAAATTGAAAAGAAACCGATGAAGCCTGGCCCCTCAAAGTCGGCAATTTGTTGCTTTGCATAGCTCGCAGCTTTTTTAGCTGACTCTTCAGCGTTTTTTGCTGCAGCGCGTGCATCGATGAGCAGAGCTTGCATCTCTGCCAAAATTTCTGGCGTGGCAGCATCTGGATTAAACGCCGCAAGGTATTGATTTAAGCTAGCGTCCGGACTATCCGTATAAACTTGAATAATGCCGAGATATGATTGGTCTGCTGTAACGACATAAGTGCATGGCATAACTTCAAAATTATAACTTCCATCGTTACTGGTCAACTGTGTGGCTTTAGTCGTCATTATCACATTCGAACTTGTTGCTCTTGCTGTTAATTCAAGCGTAACTCCAGCCCTGGGTTCACCGAACCCGTTGCAATATATTCCTGATATTTTTGCCATTTTTATTCCAGATTTAAACGCATCGAAAAACCGCCCTCTCCGAGCGTCAGATTGAGATTGCTTATTGTCCATTCTCGGTCTTCATCGGGGCCGAATCCGGTTGTCATGATCTTGCACTCTGCTGTCAGCGACAATAGCTCGAGTGTGGCAGGCAGGGTATGCGACATCGTGATCTCTTTCTTTTTGCTTGAACCACTAAGGCCCGGCAATAGCTCCTGAGCGTCAGCCAGAGACGGTTCGACAAAAGGTGCCTCTACCACTGGATCACCACTTCCCGAACGCAACTCTTTAATCGTGCCGGTGGCCTGCTCGTGATATTTGATAACGAAAGTTGATGTGTCGCCGCTGCCGTCATCATTTGATCCGCTATCACCGCTGCGCCCGTTACGCGCGTAATTCCACTGCGAGTGGCCCTGGCGCTTAAGCGTGTAGCTTTTAAGAGGCTTTCCGCTCGCAGACTCTCCCACCCCGCGCGGCAAAAACATCCAGTACCCGCCCGCCACTTTACTCACTGCGTCAAAGCGTTCAGCCAGGCGGGAAATTAGGTTTGCGTCGGACTCCCCTACCTGATCAAACTGTTCGATTACTTTGCTGGCGAACTGAGACGAAACACGGGCTGTTAGCCCATTGTCGTTCGCTATTTTTGCGACAATATCGCCAATCGTGTGACCGGTCCATGAGCGTGTTTTTTTGCTCTGGACAGTGTTAAGCCCCTTTGCACTGTTCATCGGAGCTGCTTTCGCAGTGAACTCTACAACGCGCGGCTCGCTACCGCTCGAGCCGCCGTCAACGACGTACTCGCCTTTATTGATGATCTGAGTTCCAAACCCCAGACCCAGCGTCACTTTTACGCCCCTGGCGGGTATACGCAACGTTTCTGACACAATCGCGACCTTTATCTGATCCGCTTGTTTGCTCGACCCGCCATAGTCATCCAGCGAAATATTGATCAGACCCCTCCTAACTTTTTCAGTGATATCCGTATCACCGACAGATATAAAAAAATTGGGGAGCCATGGCTGCTCCCCGGTCTGGATATAAGGATTCAATCCCATAGCTGCGTTTCCTCGACTACCGGCTCAGCATATATTTCAGGTAGTTCGATTACCTGGCCTGCAGGAAAAACTGCACACATATCAACGACCCCATAATTTGCGACCTGATATAAAACACGCTCCGTCGCCTCTCTCGTCTTGCCGTAAACCTTTAAACAAATCTGGTCCAGGCGATCGCCGTCTCGCGTAGTGTAAGTATCCAACTAACCCTCCCAGGAAAGCCTTTCGCCGTAATATTTAAGCGTTAGCGAAAATTCTTGCACCTTCGGCGCTCCTTTCATCAAAAACGCTGTTTGATTCTCTGTGAGCGTCATAATCACCCAATACCCCAAGACTTCCCCGGTGCCGGTCACCAGCTGCAGTGGTGTAAAGTCATCACCCAGCTGGCGCAGGAGTTCGATCTGCCCGATCCCCACGCCATCCATAAAATACGCATGCGTTTTGCCAGCGAGGGTGATAATTGGGTTCGGCCTGCCGGTGCATTGCAGAGCGTCGTTTTTACCGAAGCGAGTTTGCTCAACCCACCGCCATTCGTCAGAGCGCTGGAGCGAACTGTACGCAACCGTAGAGATCGAAAAGATGAAGGTCTCTCCGAGCCCCATCATCACGTCAGTACTCACATCATCTGTTGTCATGCTCACCCCGGAATGTCATACATCGCGCCTGACCTTGCACTTGTAGGCAGTCCGCTTTTAAAAGCCTGATAAGTTGAGTGTCCAACCTCCTCTGCAGATTGCCCCGGTGCCGCCTGTACGTTTATTTCTACGCGCGGAGAGTAGTTCCCGTATGTTGTTTGTTGCGGCTGACGTTTCGACAGAACCGCCGGGTCCTCTCCAGCTCCCGCCGTCTTTTGCTGAGCTGCAGCCACTTTTTCGGGCGTATAGTTCTCCTTGAACCAGTCCTCAAGCCCATAATCAGCAGCCAGGGATTTAGCGCCCTCATAGCTGTTTCCGTTCTTAACATACTCAGTAATAGTCCCTTGATTTTTTTCATCATCCGCTAAAATCCAAGAGAGTTTCTTTGCGACTGCCCAGACTATTTTTCCGAGTTCAAGTAACCCCTCTCCGAACTTTTTTACAGTATCAAACAAGCGCTGCGGCCCCGTTCGCCCGCTTTCATCGGGGTTAATCCAGTTTTTAATCTCTTCAACAAATGCGCCCTGATTCTCCTTGAACCAGCTGATTGTGCTTTCTTTGAAGCGCTCTATATCAGGGGCCAGCTCCCCTCCAATTTTACCGAGCGTATCGGATAACCCTGACGTGATAGCGCCCCAGAGGTTGGTTACAGCAAAATGTGCCCTGGCCGCACCCTCTGCGCCCTCCTGGGTGAGCAAGTTGGACTTTCTGGCATCAGCCATTGTCTGTTCCCACGTCTTGCCCGTCATGCGCATGTACGTCATTATTTTATTGGCTTCACCACCCATCAGCTGGTCGGCCAGGCTCGCGGCTTGCTTCTCATCTTTAAGCCGGGAGATTCGGTTCATGACCTCATCAAACTGTTTCTCTCGACTCCAGCCAGCCATGCGGCGCTTACTCAAATTAATCTGAGAAAGCATGGGGTTTAATCTTTTTTCGTTATCCTTCTCACCGATTTTATTTGTCAGTTCCTCGGCCAGATCGCCGACGTTCTCGCCGTTCAAACCGGCTTTGCTTGTGATATTCTCCCATGCGCCGTATTTATCGATCCCAACTCCATAACTTTTTGCCAGCCCCAGTTTTTCGGACGTTTCAGCGTTCATCTGAATAGCTCCGGCGAACATTGCAGCCGGTGCCAGTGAGCCGAACGCCAGCCCTTTTGCAGCGCCCCATGCAGCACCACCCGCCCATTTCGGCGCAGCGGTGGCGCGAGCTTTCCATTTATCCAGCCGCTGCTGCCGTCTGAGTTGATCGTTTAACTGCTCCTGATCTTCTGTTGCAGCGTTAATTTGGCGTGACAGCCTCTCGTATTGCCTGGCCAGGGCGGATACATCCTTGCCAGCCAGTTTCATGCTTGCCATCTGCTGTTTCAGCTTTTCCTGGCGCTTCGTAAGTTGGTTGAGGGATTGCGCGGTTTCTTTGATAGCACCTTTCAATTCGTCACTTCCGCGAAGAAAAGAGGGGTCTACACGACCTCCGAAAGTGACTGTCGATTTAAAGTTTTGCGAAATAGCCATTTTCTTTAGATAGCTCGCGAACATATAAATTAAAAACCCGATACGGCAGATTTAATTGCGTTTCGGGTGGAATCGCCAGTATTTTGGAAACAAAGGGCATTATGAAAATAATGTCGCGTTCCGTTCGCTCGGGGCCTTTACCATTTCATTAAACGCGTCCTCCAGTCGCGTATAATCACAAGCTGGCAAATTCAATAAATCTTTTTCTTCTACGTTGACCAGGCGCGCAATCATACGCACGCTTTTCTCTTCTGGATCACCCTTATCCTTACTGAAAAGAATCTTGTCCCGTAATTTTGGTTCAAACATAACAAGCTCTTCATGTTTGACTCCGTTAATTTCATAAGGACGAGACAAGGGAACCTTCATTGATTCGAGAAGTGAATGTGGCATTTTAAACCTCTATTATTAATTAATAAATTTTCAGAACGCTGGCAATACTCGCCAAAACGTTTACACCGTTAATTCGCCGTATCATTTTGGCAGGATGAATTTCATAAATTTCTTTACTTCCCAGCACGCGTTTAAAGTAATACGGGGCGATAGTTACTGACTGCCCTACACTGGATTTCGAATCAGTGCCCTGCTCATCATCTGTGATGCCAGTAATAAGCCCGTCATATGTATCTATCTGGGAGATCGTTTCGCCGTTAGCTCCGATAAAAGCCGAGCGCATTTCAAAGCGTGTGCGGACCCCAGGAATTAAACCGAACATGGACATAACATCTGAATCAGAGCCAGTCACTTTGAAACTCGTACTCATTTTTTCCATCCCACCGTCCAGCGTAATAGCCATATCCATTGCACCGGTTTTAAACTCATCTTCGATTACTTTCATATCGACGGGAGTATAGGATATGCAGCCGCAGACGCGGCGACCCTGCACCCATAGAGCGTGGGCTCGATATACATTAGCTTCTGCCATTTTATCTACCTGATTAATTATGCTGCTTTAAGTAACTCGGCGAATTGCTCAACTGTATAATCATTATTAATGCGGTAAGTGATGATTATAGTCTGAGCCGGTGATTTCGGCGCAAACTCGACATTAATATATATTTTACCCGCCGTCAGGCTTTCTTTTGTATTTAGCTCAGGGTCAAGCCACGCTTTGCCTCCATTGATAGCCCCAATTTCGAAAAGATAACGAATAAACCCGTTAATTGTTTCAATAATGTCATCGCCAAGGTGTAGATCAATCGGGCGATCAATAAATTCATCTTGCACAGTATTAGCGATAGAATCTTCTATCACGTCAGCTGTACGTCGCACGCACTCAAACGCCCATTGCGGATCAGTGTTACACAGATAATTGCCCCAGTGCCTGAAGCCGCTGCGACGGATAATGGTGCTCACTTGGTTCGCATTGAGCACGTTCGCAATGCAGGTATCTTCACCGATAATAAATTCATCGATTTGTTCCAGCGCTGTTACGCCAAAAACCTGCTGATTAGACTTACTCCACCAGAATCCCTTTTCATTATCAATTCGACAACGCAGGCCCGCGGCGCTCGCTGAATACGCGCGTGATGTTTTACCGCCTGAGTTGGTCGTAAACACGCGCGGTCGCAGGATTTCAACACGTTTACCGTATTTCTGCCGACGCACAGCAACATCCTTAGTAGTAGCGAACGACGGCGAATCGATGTACCCCACGCCCCGAACTTTATTAGCAATGACTTCAATCTGTGCACCAACCGGGTCAGTAGCACTAAAATCAGGCGCGATAATAATGCGCGGCATAATTTCGTTCAGCTGCCCGGATGAAGGCAACGCGGAAAGTCCCGCCATAATATTCTCCTGCTGCTTTGCAGCGTCAGCATCATCAGCCACGCGTACAACAACGAGCAGCGCTCTGGTCTGATTAAAAATATCCCTGACATCTGCCGGAAGTGTGCCTGTGGTGCCGAGTTTTTCTGCTTTTTTCGTGCTACCAGCAATCACTGTAGGCACGTTCAACGGAAAAGCCTCGTCAGCCCCGCCAGCCAGATTTACTTCCGACATGTACACAACTTCACCGAAATTTAGTGCCGGATTTGAGTACGCATTTATGCGACTATAGCCCTCCAGGGGTGGTACTTTTGCTGATGTCATGGCAATCGTCCCGGCATCCATTAATTTATTCCCCAACGCATCTCTCGGCACTCTAATTGAAAGCTTGAGCGTGCCGTCAGGCTTTATTGAATATGACCAGATGCCGGAAAAATTGCTTGAATTATCCCATTTTGTCTCTGGGGGGAATACAGTGCCCGGAACAATTTCAATGCTATAAGCATTTCCGGCCGCGCCGGGGGTTTCAACTACGTACTTAATTCTATTTTCAGTGATATCGCTGCCTGTTATCAGTGTGGCACTTTTCGCCGCCTCAGACTCAGGAGCGGTGCCCACGACACCGATAACAGAAACATTTACCGTAGAGATTTCATCTGTTCCGTCGTCGTATTCAATTGTACGAACGCCGTGTAAAAAATCAGTATTACTCATATCTTCCTCTTTTACAGATCGATTTTTATAATTTCACCGTTCTCGTACTTCCAGTTTCCGGCAATTGAAAAACCCTCTGGCACTTCATCTGTTTCAGACACACTAAAATTAACGGGGTACATTTTGCTGGCTGAGTCCGAGATACAGCGAACAATTCCAGTTTCAGATTCATACGCGAAAATATAATTTTTAGTTAGTAATGATTGAATATCATACCAGTCGTTATCTTCATCATCTTTAAGGTAGAGTGCATTTTCACCAAAAGTCGGAGTGCTGGGCCTGTATTCTTTAAAGTTTTTAAAATCCATAACTACCTCTTTTTTTTTAAACTGAAGGCACGGTGATCCATGCACCGCCATTAAATTGCTGCTGCACAGGGCGATAATACATAACATCATTTACTGGCCTGTCGCTTTCAACTTGTGCGTAAGCGGTAATTACACAACCGCTGGGCGCAACAAAGGGAATTAGCGCCGAACTTTGCTCACCCAACCTTACGCCGGTTAAAAAATTACCTGTCTGCGTTTGTACTGTTACATTGCCGCTCGCATCTGGCTTTTTGCCGTTAACACTTTTTACCGTACCTGCATCAACATTTCCCGCATCATCTGGGCCATTACCGTTTACGGTCTTTACCCCTCCCGTATTGATATTAACATTGCCTTGTGGATCAGGGCCTACATTGTTAATCGTTTTTACTATGTCGCGGGTTTTACCATCAACCTCTTCTCTGCTGTAAACGTCGATGTTATTTCGCGCATAGTTTTTCGCCTCGTTACCTCTTGCCGCAATCTCGCCAAAATTATTATTTATTTGCAGATATTTTTTATCAGCATCCTCGGGCGTTAAATAATTATTATATACAACAACAGTGACGGTCGAAGTGCTGGCCACGGCAAGGGTATATTTATAAGTTACGGAAATTACCGCACCATTACTGTTCATCGGCTTTAATATATCAGGCGAGCTGGCAACGGAATATAGCTCTCCTGCCTCCGTCAAAATTCCCACTTCGCGAATTGTATAACCTCCTGTCTCGGCAGGGACGTCAAGGGTGAACGTTACCTGATTACCCTTACTTTCAGCTCCATGAATATCACCGCGATAAACCTCATGGATCAGCGATGTTCTGGTGGGGTCAGGCGTCACTTCTTCTGCCCCGTTCGCGTCACCAATGACAAATTTTGATAGTTTAACCGGGACACCGGTTGCAAGAGCATTGGCCTCGAGTTCTGCACCACGATCTGTCAAAATTGCATATATCTGCGAGGCGGCTGTAGTTGCGCTTTTTAAAGCGGTTTTTCTTTGTGCCATTTTATATCTCTACTATTATTTTTGCCGTGGGTAATCCAGCCATAAACAATGAACCGACTACTTTCACCCCTCCTTCATCCTCTGCGGGAATATCCACGCCCACATCAGCTGACGCGACACCTGCCATATAAAACTCACCATCAATTTCAGCCTCAAAATTTATTGATTCGAGCAATGAACGGCAATTTTTTGCATCGAATATTTGTGCTATGAAAGTGTCCAGCAAATCCAAATCCATACCCATCTGCTTAAGTAAATAAATCTTTATGCTGAACGTGTAGGGATTGGCTTTAGGAACTTTTTCAAACCATTCCTGCAGCTGGCTTTCATAACCGACCGTCAACAATGCGCGCTCAACCGCACCACGCGTGCCGCGGTGCTTGTTTTGCCATGCCGCGGCTTTGATTACCTGCCGCTTTTGCTGCTCACTCCAGTTTGGATTCCAGTAAGTAACAGCGAATTCCCACGCAAGCCACGGCAGCAAATCAACGGGGCATAAATCGGGGTTTTTAATGATACGGATATCACCTGGCAGGTCGCCAGCGTGTGAGAGAACAGCTTCAAGCGCCCGCTCTGCTGATGTAGAGTTTGGCGGTAATAAACTCTGGCTTGTCATCGTTACCCCATCTGCACCGACAATTTAATATTTGTGCAATACGGGGCCTGCCCTACCCCTGCCACCACGTCTGCAGAGGGCGAAATCAGCTGAACGCGATCAACTCCGGCGCGATGTATTGCATCGTATATGCCCGAGATTGCTGCTGTAGCGCCGATTTTGTGCTGCTCGGCAACGTATGAAGCCAGGTCACTTTGCGCGCCGTTTAGCAACACGTTTGAATCAGGCCCCAGCCCTGCGACAATCACAGCTTCAACTTCGTAAACTAGATTCGAGGCGGGTTTTACCGTAACAAAGTCGGTTAGTGGCCGCGTATCGTCTTGAGAGAGTGCTGCGTTGACCTTATCAAGCAATGCTTGCGACGGGCTACCAGTGCCAGTTCTCGACAGTACATAAAGATCAACGTATCCAGGTTGCGTTACCGGCGGCCCGTAAGCCTGTGCCGATAACACATCAGAATCGCAGGTACGCGCGAGAAAGTTATACGCATTAGTGCTGCCTGCCGTATTACGCGCATACCATGACAACTGGATTCGGTGCCGGAACTCGTCGTTGCTTTCGTAAACTGCTGCAATGGGTGGCACCGCATCCGCGTCAGCAGGGGTGATCAGCAGGCGCTCGCAGTCGAGGTTCGCGCCCAGTTGGGTGAGATCGTTGTCCTTTGCAAAGGCAAGCAGGACGGCCAGCATCCCTTGGTTTACACGCGCAGTATTAATAATCAGCCGGTACGCCACAATCTCCAGCAGCTTCATGGCCGGATCAGATTCGAGGAGCGCATTAAAATCTGTATCGAGTTCCTGCAGTTCTTTTATCAGCAGACTTTTTGTTTCTGAAAAAAGGGGCGTTATAACAAAATCAGGCGGCGGCAGCAGGCTCATGTCAATCGTCTTAACGATCGAGTTCTGCACAATTGTTGTCATTTAAACGGCAACTCCAGGTTGTTTAATTCGAGCCGTTTGCGGGTCTCGACATCCGTTGCTGTAATATCAATAGCGATCAGACCGGTGCTCGCATTAATGGTCACAGGCCTTACCCTGTCGACACGTACACGTGGTTCCCACCGGGCTAACGTCCCGGCGCTGGCCATGATAATTTTTATTGCCAGTGCCGGATCGTTGGGGTTATCGACGAGATCAGCAAGATTACTGCCGTACTCCGGCAACATTACGCGAGTGCCGAGCGGGGTTGTGAGAATATCCACCACTGATTGGCGGATGTGATCAGTCCCCGCGAGCACTTTGCCGGTGTTGCGGTTCATTCCTTTCATGAGGGTTACACCATTGGAATAGAGGGGCCGTCCGTCGGTCCGTCCGGGCAGTTGTGGTGATGGCCGTTATAAGTGAGGCGGATTTCTGAAAGCGTGCCCTGCCGGTCCTGAACTTCTTTGCCAGCTATAACACTGCCTGCGGTTCTGATATTGCCCGAGCCGCCCTTGTCGCCCTCTACGCTCAGATCGTTTCTGAAAGTACCCAGGCCATCTACGACCAGTGTTTTAGTCATATGGACGGGACCATCAAACAAAATTCCACCCGGCGCGGTGGCGTTGATTTTCGGCGCGCCCATGTTGATCACTTGCGTTGCGGTGGCGTTGATAACTTCTGCGTCAGCGTTAATCACCTTGCCGCCGTGAACGTTAACAACATTTTCACTTGTTACGGTCACTTCATCTTTGCCGAGGATGTCAACTTTTGACTCCGCGATGATGCGCACCTTGCCGCCTTGAACACCCTGCCATGTCAAAACGTGGCTCTCTGTGTCATAAGTCAACGCAGCGCCGTCACAATATGCAGTGACATGCTCGTTAGGCTTACTTGATGGAACGGCACGGCCATCGACGAGAAGACCCGGAAAAACTACACCGTTTCGTAGATCGCCCCCTTCTGAAATAACAGTGACGGGATCGCCAACTTTCGGCGCGCTCCAGTCAACGCGTTCCGACGTTGCCAGGGTAAACCATTGCAGCCACCCCGAGGAGTGTTCGCCGCCGAACGAAACACGTACACGCGGCGGGGACAATTGTACTGCCTGGACGACACCGCGCTTTATAATGTCGCGCAAGCGGCGAAACATGTCCGCGCTGGTAAAATCATCTTGGGAAGATCCGGACATAATCGGCCTCATGACCCTTTCCAATATCCGGTGCAAGCCCAACAAACAGCTCTTTCAGCAGCGGAGCGTCAGCAGGTGGAGCGAACGGGTCTGCGCCCACGCCAACAATTTGTGAAAAACTAACGCACCAGACTGAATGCGAAGCCAGGGCTTTTCCGTCTTTCATCCATGTCGCTTCTTCAGCACCGGCGAACTTCGCAGGTTTCGTTGCGGGGCCAAACTGTCGACCGTTAATCCAGCCAGAAAGGACGAGAGCGGCGTTTCGCGCCTTTTGCCCGTATTGATCGGCAGCAAACTCACGGAGCAAGTACATATTGCAGTCGAGTTCGACGCCTGTTTCTGCCCCTGTGACCACTTCGTCGCTTGGGCTCCAGCTTTCAACTTCAAAAAAAACAGCCGGTGTCTCGAATCCTGCGGGAATTTCAGGGTAGAGCCCGAAGGTTTTAATGAATGGGATCTGCAGAATGGCGGCTTTTATGTGATTCGCGTACTCGTCAAACGCATCTAATCCTGTGCTTATTGTCATGTCACATTTCCTGCCACGCGGCCACGCAAATCCTGCTCAAAATAGCGCATGAATACGGTGCCGATATTTTCAAAAATATACTCATCGATAGCATCTTCCAGTTCCTCATGAACGGGCACACGAGCCTCTTCAATACCGCCGCCAGCACGACGAATCCAGACGCTTTTCGAGCCGTAGCGCTTTGCTACGAACGAATCGGGCCAGCTCATGGCGTGCAGTCCTTCCGCTTTGGGGATAAAAGTCGCACCGCGCGCGCCCTTTTTGGTCTTCATAAACTGACCGGTTTCGGGGTTGCGCTCCTGCGTTTGTTTCCGCGGATTACGCATCGAACCCTTCAAGTCATGAACGCGAAAATCGTTCATGCCATACCAGATTTTTGCGCTGCTGAGGTCGCCGCCGCCCTCTTTTGAATAGTTGCGGCGTTTCACGAAGGGTTTAATGCGATGCTTAACGGCTTTTCGGCTTTTGACTCCAAGCGACTCGATCATCATCGCGACTGAAACGCGATGCATATGCTTCGCTGTTCTGTTTAACGCCTGGTTATAAGCCATGATCATTTGATTCTGCGACGCGCTGAGGGATTCGCGCAGGGAGTTTAAAGCTGACATATCGATGTCAAACATCTGCGCATTACTGCGCGGACCGGCCATGTTTCCTCCCTAAGTGGGCCCGCGGGCCCACTCAATATTTTGAGTAAATGCTGGTATCGCTGGACGTATGAGGCTCCAGATAAATGACTGTAAGCCCGGTGCCATCCGGTTGAGGTTCTTTAACAACGTAATCAGTCCAGTCAGTCCAGACCAGATTCCCTGCCTCATCCGGCGCGCGCCGCTTCGGGACCTGAATAACAGTTCGCGCAGCCAGGCCCGTTACGCTATCTGACTGTGCGGTGATGCTTGTCACTGTGCCAGTGATAAATCCAGAATGGGGTAAATCCGTCCGGGTATATGGCTCATTGAAAATAGCTGTTATCGGGTCCGCGCGGCCAGGCAGCCGCACTGGTCTGCCGAACTCCTGCAACATGTCCTCATCGCCAGCGCGCAAATCGTCGTCGTAGTAGCTCATAGAGCGTAAACGTGGCTCTGCGCAATAAGCGCCGCGGCCTCTTCAAGATCAACGTAAATTGATTCTCCCGCCAGCACGATGCTACGGGTCGGTTTTTGATTAACGTAGTGGATAATATCAAGCGTGTTACGCAGCTTTACGTAACGATACGCTGGCTCGGGAATATCGGATTCACTGCGTTCAGTATTCCCCGCGTTCAGCATTGCTTGCTCAGTTGCAGTTAGAGTTGATTGAACCGGCTCCGGGAGCCCAGAATCCATTTCATTAAGCAGCGCCAGCTCCGCTTCTGCGCTTTCAATGACTGACTGCAGCACGTCCATCGTGCCGGTCGTTGGCAATTCGCGCCCGAGCTGCGCGCTTAAATCTTCGATGCGTGCAAGTAGTTCGGTTTTATTAGCCATTATTATCTCCGGGTATAAAAAAGAGCCTTTCGGCTCTTATGCAAGGGTTACAACAACGAAGTTGTCAGCATCCGCCAGCACCATCGCAGGCGAGGATTGCGTCATTGTCTGAGTGACTGAAGGATCGCCTTTAGTCGTCCAGATTTTCGGATAGCGAGTGGCTTCGGTTACACCCTCGTTGAGCGCGTCTTCGTCCATCACAGCGCCGTAAGTGCGCAAACCGCGGGCTTTCAGATTGCCGAGGACCATGGTGTTATCCGGCATATAGCGTGTTTTGGCTGAGGTGGATGAATCGAGGTATTGGCCCTTGTAGACAATAACGGCAACGTCGCCGTAATAGCCTTTAAAGCTGACAACATCACCGAGGTCTTTAAGGGCGAGCTCAAGATGACTGTTTGACCCGCGGCGAGTATCGAGCGCGTCCCTGAACAGCTTGAAGCTCTTAAGTAACTTCCAGGCTTTTCCATCAAGCAGCATGACATTGACAGCGCCTGAGGCTTTTTCAGCATACGTCTCGATATCATCGCTCGGATCATACGTGTCTTTATTCTGAGCTGACCAGGCTGTGCTGCCAGATTGCACAATATTATTCGAGAGGCTGCGCTGCATATCGATTTCAATCGTATCGATGTTGGGGCCGGAAATGGTGTATTTACCTTTCAGAACGGCTTGCACGGCCTGGTACTCTTCCAGCTGCTGAATCGCCAGCTCCTCATCCAGCAAATTTTGCATGATGATCTTAGCGCGGCGCTGAGCCGGTGACTCCGGCTGTCCGATTTGCTCCCCCGCCGAGCGTTTGATGGACGTGTTAGGGTTTACAGTATGTTTCGGTTTCGTGTAGCCGGGTTTAAAGTGACTTGTCTTGAATCCGCGCGTGCGGTCGACTTTGCCGGTGATCAGCGGCGAGCAGTACACGGCCATCGCCACATCGCCGGGGATCTTATCGAGAAAAACTTCTTCAGTAGAGAACGTATACGCCTCTTTGAAAAAGAGCGTCAAAAATAGTGGCTTAAACTTGAAAACCTGCTGTGTAGCTGTAATCAGCTCTTGAGTGGTGTATGAATCGGTCATTCTGTATCCTGCATAAAAAAACCGCCTTTCGGCGGCTTAAGGGTTATTCCTGAATATCGATTGCTGTTCCAGCAAATGCTGCTTTTCGCTTCGTGGCATCTGCAGACCAGTTCAGGTAGTTGCCGCGAAAAGTCCCTCGGTTGTAGTACGAAAACTCGACCTGGCCAGCTGACGCATTGACCGCCATCGCTGTGATACCCACGGCTTTTCCAGGCGAGCCGTCCCAGACTTTGAACGTGCCTGCAGTGGCGTCGATCATTACCGGCGTATATTTTGCTGTGTTCACTCCACTGGCCATGATGCCGGTCGTTGTCGAAATTTCCGGGCTAACTAAAAAATCGTCGGGCTGGCGGCTTTCTGTTGTCATCTTTATCCCTCAATTAGTAATGATTGACCGGCTGCGACTAACAGTGAAATTTTTGCAGTTGAACCGGTGACTTTAACTGCAGGCTGGTCCGCGACGGGCTCGGGCGATTCCATTTCCATGAGCTGATCCAGCGCCGTCTCTGTGCGCACCTGCGCGGTTTGTGGCGCAGCTGCTAATACGGACCTGGCCTGATCCAGCGTCATGCCGGGGATTGCAGCCAGCGTTTTTGCCTGCTCTTCACGCCCCTTAGCTTCTTCGCAGCCGATAATCGACATCACGCGCGCAAGCTCAGCGGATGCCGCCTGCGAGCTAATCTGTTCAGCTGTCAGCGTTGGGATCTGATCCTCGGCTGTTGCTGTTGTTGTGGTCATAAATAACTCCGGTTTAGTAGTGTTCAGCGCGTCAGCCATGGTCTGAATCGCGTCTGCATAGTTAACAACCTGATCGGCCAGACCTGCCTTAATAGCATCCTGGCCGGTGTACATCGCTGCCTCTGTTGCGAGAACGCGGGATTTTTTCAGGCCTGTATAGTCAGCGACTTTCTGAGCAAACTGCTCACGCGTGCTGTCGATGCTGGCCTGAATTTGCGCGCGAACATCTTCTGGCAGCGCGCTGTAAGGGTTGCCATCGACTTTATGACTGCCTGCATAAATCAACGTGACGTCTACACCGGCCAGCTCCAGCGCCTTTTCAACGCTGCGGTGCGCGACAACAACCCCGATTGACCCCACAACGCCTGTCTGCGTAATCAAGCGCCGACTGCAGGAGCTCGCCAGCAGGTAGCCAGCGCTGCACGCCATGTCGCTGGCCAGGCACCAGACCGGTTTGTGCTCCCGCGCTCGCGCGATTAAATCCGCTGTATCGAATGCGCCGGAAACCTCGCCGCCTGGCGAGTCGATATCAAGCAAAATCCCTTTTACGCTCGGATCAGCTACTGCTTGCTGCAGACGCGCGGCTATGCCGTCGTAGCCGGTCATACCGGACACCGGCTGCATGTAGCCGAACTTGTGAACGAGCGTGCCAGTGACCGGCAAGACGGCGATACCGCGTTCTACGCGATAGCTTTTGGGAGTCTGCCGGGATTCATTGTCCCAGCTGCTCGCCAGCTGCTTAAGTTCCTCACCGGCAAGCTGATGACCAGTAGTTGCATCGATAAGCCGTTCAGTGCCAAACCGCTCGCTCAACGCAGAAAAGAAAACCCGCGCGTAGGCGGGTTCGAGTAATAACGGCTGGTTAAATGTTCGTGCAGCCAGGTGTTGATAGTTTCGCCAGGGCATTAACCCCCTCCCCATTGACCAGTGTTGGACGGATAGTTTACGGACCAGTTCGGTTCGCTGAGCCCCATCGCCTTGCGGCGATTAATCTCGTATTCCTGCTGTTCCATCACTTCTTCGTAATCCAGCCCCTGCAGTGCCAGTTCGTTTTGATACGTACTGATGCCTGTTGTCAGGCGCATGGCGCTTTCCTGTACTTCTTTTAATCCGTCGATAGCCATGCGCCCAGCTCCGATCCACATCGCACGCGTCCAGGAGTTCCGCGCTTCATAGAACGAGCGACGCGCTTTAGAAGGCAGCGTAATGATCCCTCTCGCCAGGACTTCTTCAAACCAGCACGCAAACATCAGCGACGCCTGGCGTGCAGCAATGAATTTGCGACGCCCCATGTAGTATCTCCAGCTGACGTTCGCGCTTGCTCGCGCGCTTGAATAGCTGACCTGGCTGTAATCGCGGCTCAGCTCTTCGTATGAAACGCCAGTTCCGGCGGCGACATAACGCAGCAGGGATTGTTCCAGCGAACTGAACCCCGCATCGGCATTCTGAGCGGTCTGCAGGTTGAGCTTATCGCCGGGGTGCAGGTGCGGGACTTTAACGCCGCCGAGCTTAATATTCGCGCCGTTGTAATACTGGACAAAGCTCTGAATAAACGCTGTTAGCGGGTTGGTTTCCGCTGTTGCCCCCGCACCGGCGATGTATTCAAAAGCCTGCTCACTATCAAGCTCTGATTCAATGGTCGCGGCATACATAGCTTTCACAATTGCGCTCTGCAGCTGCGTCTGCTGCAGCGTATCGAGCATTTTCAGGCGCTCCATGACGCTATAAAAGATATTATCGCCCCGTGTCTGCCCATCCTCCATGGGTTCAAAAATATGGATGAATGCTGGCCGACCATTGCTGAGCCTGGCCGGGATACGCCGACATTTACCAACGCCGCCGTAAGGGTATGTATCCTCTGCAACCCAGTAGGCTACTGCAGCCCCATGCTTATCTATATCGACACCGGCGCGGCGCGTCTGAGTATCGCTGGCATAACCGGGATTGCGAATGCGCTTCGGCGACACCATCTTGAAACGGGTGCGGAATATCGAACCAGGACTGCTTTCCCAAACCGGCTGAGTACACGTTTCACCATTGAAGGCATGCGTGGCCACGCCCTCTCTGATCATCATCGTAAACGTGCGCTTGCGCTCGATATCGATTATGCAGTTAGGGTCTTCTGCGTACTCTGCCCATGCCGATTCAACATCGCGCGCCAGGGCGCGAGCGTCTTCTCGCGACACGCCGAGATAGTGCCAGTTCGGACGATAGCTGAGTTTAAAAAGGTTGCCGACGATATGATCCTGATGCAGCTGGACGGCGTTCGCCGCCACGCCATTGTTACGAACGAGATCATCAGCTCGGGCATTACCCTTATAAAACGTCGGCAGCAGTGCTGCATCTGCGCTCTGCTGCGGCGCGTGCCAGTCGAGCAACTGACCGCCAAAACCGGGACCGCCGCCGTTATAACCCGCGTAACGGCGTAGTGGCGTTTGACCGTCAGGCCCGAGTAACTGCCTTGCAGTCATAAACGAACCCCCGCGGGGCGGCGGCGTCCCGTATTCAAGCCAAGCTGACATTTCAGCTCAGCAATATAAGACCGGAGCTGGGCGATACTCGCTTGTGAATATGCGTAGCTCCGGCTGTTACCTGCTGAATCGCTGTGAGAGATACTCACGGCGCATTTACCCGTCAGCATCTTGTGCAGCGCTATTTCCGCTTCGAGCAAACGAGCTGTTAAGACTTCACGTTCAGTGGCCATATTAGCTTCCGAGCGCTCGAGCCATTTCTTCGAGCGTCATAGTAGGAGTTGATCTGGATTTCTTTTGAAGTTCGGCGAGCGTCTCCAGGTTGAGCTGGAAGCGGATTTTGCTGATTCGAAGCGCCGCGAGCGCATAGACAAAGCAGTCCAGCGCTTCATTTCGACGACCCTGGTTCGTCCATCGATACACGACACGACCGTTAATAAGTTTCGGGATCAAAACTTCGCTGACCAGCTGCTTGGCCTCGGCTTCTCCGAAAATTTCGTCGTTAGCGGGGAAGTGAATCGCGCCGGGTATCGGTTTTTTAGGATCGGGCTGCAAAGGGAATCGCATATAAAGCAGGTCTTTCGCAGTATCTGTACCGATCAGCGACAGAAAAACTTTGTTTGCGTTCTTTGAGCGCGGCATATCGACGACCGGACGACCGTATGTGCTTGCGCCTTTTATCGGGATAACCCACAGCGGACCGAGCTTTGTAGAGCGGTTATAAACGACCTGCGGATCAACACCGCCCGTATCCCATGCCCACCTGCTTACGCCGATTTTTGTTCCGTCACTGCGCTGGTACTGCTTGCGAATAACACCGTCAACGCGCTGAAGTGTATCCTCTTCATCGTAACGACCCATAACGATCGTTTTATCGATGAGCCAGGCCTCTTCTTCTGCTCCCCACCCCCAGACATAACACTCGTATCGGCCCGATTTTTGCGAGTCGATGCCGCCTGTAAGGTAAACAACCCCATCCGGGACTTCATGTGCATAGACTTCGCGGCGCTGCAGCAGAATGTCATGTTCGAGTTGCTCGCTGGCGACTTCATTCCAGAGTTCGCCGAGTACCGTGTTGTAAAATGCTTTCTCTTTTAGCGAGTCACCCTTTGCCTTAAGCCACGCATCAACGATTTCGCCCCAGCCGTCGAGGTTGAGCGAATAAAGTGCGTTAACAACAATTGCAGCGTGCTGCGGGGCGCGTACTGGTTGATTATCGTGATCATAAAAGTGGATACCGTCACGCGTCCAGGTGCAGTCCTCTGCTATCCAGCGCCCCGCAAGCTCCATCTTTTCAAGGTCGCTGTAGTGGAAATGCTCGGGGCAGTGAGAACACTGGTAGTAAGCTGAACGACCTTTTGCTTCACGCGTTGGCAGGCTGTCATCCCACTTTAACCCTGACTCGATGTCTTCAAAACCAAACTTTAAAACCTGCTCGCCGCCACAATGTGGACACGGCAGGTAAAACCGGAAGACCAGATCCGCGCCATCTTCAAGCATTTCAATCTGGCTTTTGCCGGTGATGGTCGGAGTCGAGCCGAAAATTGCTTTCGGGTATGACGCACCTTTGATTCGAACCAGGGCCAGTTCAATTGGCGACCCTTCGCCTTTGCCTTTTTTCGATACTTCAAGCGGCCAGCCGTCGACTTCATCACCGGCGACGACCTGCTTAGTCAGGCGACGAAAATTGCCGGGTGAACTGGCACCGCGAAAATCAAGAATCGCACCAGACATTTCCTTTCGGCTGATATTGTTACGCTCGTTACTGCTATCCCAATCGGGGAAAATTTTTTGTATGACCGGCATTTCGCAGATCGCCGGATCAATTTCGTCAGCAACAAACCCGTCTGATTCATCATCGATGGGCTGGTATGTCACAGAACTGCGCTTCTTATGCTCTGCAAAATATAGAAGTGCAGCGACCAGGACTTTGGTGTAGCCGAGGCGCGCCGACTTTCTAACTGACACGATTTTGATCGCATCGTTCGTCATCATATTCAGCATTGCCAGCTGAACAGGCTGCGTCTTCCAGTGTCCGGCAATGTGGCTGGAGCCTTCGGGCAAATAAAAATATTTGTCTGCCCACTCAACTCCCGTCATCGGTATCGTCACGCGCAAGGGATTCAACCCGTTCAATATCGCGTTCGATATCGCTGACATCGTAATCGATGAAGTCGATTCGTATGTCTGCAAGCTCATTGAGTGCTATCGCCAGCTCCTGTTTCAATAAATCCGTGGCTTCCTGGGGCATATCAAGCCAAACCTTTTTTAAACGAGGTGGCCACGACTCGACGCGCGTTCGTAGTTCGACGGCGACGCGTGATACCGCGACGCTGATCAGTTCAATGGGTGCGTAGCGTTTCGCCAAAATTCGGCGCTTCACTCGCGCCATCAAGATTCGCTCCTGGCGCTCCTCGTTTTTAAGCCATTGCTCACGATTTTTTTCCGGAGAATTATCGTCTGCTTCCGGTTCTTCGCCGGTTGACGAATCGCGTTTTCCGCTTCGGAGATAGTTAATATAAAAATGCCGCCAGGCATCCAGATCCCAATCTCCACGTCCTTGCCTGACAGGAGCTCCGGGCAGTTTTGACAGGTCGCGCAGCCGACGATCTGTCAGCAGCAGATGAGCAGCTACTTCAGCTTGCGTTGCCATGAAAACTCCCAACAGGAACCGGAAATGCAAAAAATGAAAAAATGTTCAAAATGAGAGACTTTTTGCGCGTCTCCCGACCCTCGGTGTTTTGGGGTTTGGAAAGGACCCGTTGGCATGGCTGATGCATGCTTGAGTAAGTATCATCCCGACTGGAACGATTTTGTGCTTTGCCCTATTTCTCTGCCCCGCAATGCCTTGATTAATTATTCAACATATCCATTATTATTTTTGGCACTCCCGCCATTACGTTTTGAGGAGCAAGCTAATGAGTAAGAAAAATTTAGCCGACAAAGCTCTGGAAGCTGTCGTAGGGGCAGTAAGTTCTGCAGGTGATATCGGAAGCCAAGCCCTGGATAAAGTATCTTCACCGGCAAGTCGCGCTGGGATTACCATTGAACGAGTTGGCAAAATGGTTAAAGGGAAAGTTGCTCCTGAAGCAATTGCCGCTCAGCTCAGTGCTGGCAGCTCGACAAACCATAACTACACAGTCGAGCAAGTAAAAGGTTTCAACGCACTATATGAAGACTGTCAAACGAAGGTTCCTGTAACAAGAGCAGCTGCGGAAGCATTGATTGCAGACAGCAAAAAACATCCAGCCCCAAAAGGAGACCCGCAGACCACCTAAGTTTTTTCGAGAGAGGCTCCTAAAGAGCCTCTCTTATCGCTTATTCGATGATGATTTCCTGCCAACATACCGACAAGTTAGCGTGGTGTTTAAGATTTAGATTCGTTTGCTTACGCTCTTTTTGTCCTAAACAACGTGTTTGTAATAAATTTATTCCGAGAACCATTTAAAACTTCAGTTCTTGCCTACATTTTGATATCTCAACACACAGCTTAGGTAAACGATTATGGCGAACAAAAACGAAGTCAAAAAACAAGGGCTTCTGGGTTCATTGAAACAAAAAGATACACCTTCCATTTCAGACCTGTTCAGCAACAAGTCATCTAATGTTATTAAGGGCCTAAATGAATCTCAAAACACTTCTCAGAAGTACCAAGTTGAAGCTTTAAAAGTCACCTCTCAATCTCTTCGTTTAATCGCTGTCAGCAATCCAGAAAGTTCCATAGAAGCGTTCAAATCTCTTGAACGGGTGCATGAACAAACTCTTAAATCGTTACGTCAAGAAAGTGGATCGTCAAAAAAAGCATTATTTTTTACAGGATTAGCGCTTGCCTTCGGAGGCGCTGCTGGCGCATACGGTTATAATGCTTACAATCAAAGAAAAAAACACCCGGCTTTACCGTATAACGCTGTTGACCCAACATTATCCTTGCCTCTAAAAACATCAAAAGACAGCTAAACAAAAAATGTTCAAACGTAGAGGCGATGTACTCGAATCGCCATAAAGATTTCCAAGCCTGCCGATATGACGAGGCTCGCTTTCGCAATTGTCCTCTCCTAAACCACATGGAGCCTCATTATGAGCGTTAAAGTGTTCAGAAGTGATTGTCAACCAGATAGCGAGCTAGCCTATCGAGAATGGCTACGCGATAATCCGGAAGGGTTCGTCGTCAATTTGCTAAAAAAAACCTGCGGCCAAGCAAGTAAGAGAGACGAACGTTTTACCCGGATTCACAGAGCCAAATGTAAAACTATCAATCCGCTGCTGAGCCAGCTGGACAAGGTTGGTTTCACGACAGGAGATTATCAAAAGCTGTGCACCACCAGTCTTGATGCAGCTGATGCCGAAGCCAGAAAGGTTACTGGTCTCGAATGTACGAAACACTGCCCGTGCATCTGATATTTTCTGGTTTATAAGTCGGTGTACTTTTTTGCGTTACCATAGCTAGCATTTACAGGATACTTTTGCTCATTTATGGCGATTTTCCTGCTCGCGACTTGAATCAAATCCACATTCAACTTGTCAGCGATTCTAAGTAGGTAGAGGAAAACGTCCGCTATTTCCTCTTCTGCTCTAGTTTGCTGCTTATCGGTTAAGGATCGACTTTCTTCGTCGGTCAACCATTGAAAAATCTCAACTAATTCACCCGCCTCAACTGACATGGCCATAGACAAGTTTTTAGGAGAGTGAAATTTATCCCAATCGCGTGCTGAAGCGAACTCTACAAGCTCATGCTGAAGTTGGGTCAGTTCTCTGTTCTTCATAGATTTTTTTAAGTCCTTCAATGGTTAACCAAGGGCGACGACGATGCAGCATCCTATGACAGTTTGCACAAACAATAGCCAAATCTTCAAGCTTCGTTTCCTGGTTCTCTTCACGCAGACTTAAAGGATTCTTGTGGTGGCACTCAGCAAAGCCGTTACCTAATTCGCCATACAACTTTTTGAAGTCAACCGAGCAAATCTCGCAAGCAAGTTCCCCTGTCTTATCAATGACAGATTGTTTCTTTTTCTTGGCTAGTGAAGGATCGCGCTCCCGTGAAAGATGCAATCGAAGAATTGGACGTCCCTCACTACCCGTTATTGCTTCTTCCTGTTCGATTTCATCTTCAGTGCTAGAAGTTAGATCGCTTACATTTTTTATATTTGATGCTCGGGTCACTGAACCTTGCGTACAGGCTGAATATCGAACTGCCTCGACAAATTCAGAATTGAAAAACTCGGTACCGAAAAATACGTTAGTGCCCAGTTTGGTAACATTATCGAAATCGAAACGGTGTGGATAATCATCGTCTGGCCATACTTCATTGCTTGAGGTGTAATAGGACCTACTCACACGCGCTAAAGTGATACTTCGTACTGCCCCACGGAATTTATCAATTTCGTCTTTACTGACGCGAGAAAACCCCTTGGGTGGTGGACCTTCAGCCTTCAGCCACGAGATGGCATAAACAAATGCAACAAGGTCTCCTTCAGAGACTTTCTCGATGGTTTCTTTTTTTGTGTCCTTAACACCCCAGATTTGTTGGTTAAGGCCAATTTCAAAGTTCTTCTTAGAGTGTGGCTTGTCAGAAACGTATATGACCCAGATCATGTTTAAGACCTACGAATTGATTTCAATTCGGTCATTGTAACTCTCGGAAGACTAAGATAAAAATTATTAGTCACAACCATGTATGGGGAAGTTGGAAGTGCGGCCCGTCTTTGAGGGTCCTCCAATCGCCACCCCACTCAATTGGGACGACCAGTTCTTCTGCTGCCTGCTTAAATGCAACAGCGATTTGTTCGTAGTATTTCCATTCCCAACTACCTGCAGATGTTGGATATGCAAACACATCGACCGCATGACCAGTGATGTGCCGGGAGTTCATGGTCTGGCTCTTCCCTTCAATGACCAGCTGCGTTTGACGTTCTTTGGTACGAAGACCTTCTGTGATTCCGAAGTCGATAGGTGATAATTGCAGCGCTCGGCGCACTACTTTGACCAAATCAGGATGAACACCCTTTAGGTTATTCTCGCTACGCTGTGAGAATTTGTTAGTCTGCATTTGCTTACCGGCGCACTTAGGCTCACACATAAACTTTCCCGATATAAAAAACCGCCGGAGCGGGTTGGTTATTAATATATTCATCGATAGTTGACGGGCTGACTGCAAAAAGCCCCGGCGGTATGGCCAGGGCTTGCTAAGTTTCTGTATTTTATTCAGGCCTTGCTTTCGGCCTGCGCATCAATGCGGTGCGATCGATAAATTTATGCGTTACCGGGTCGTAATAGCGCGAAGGCCAAATAATCCAGGGGTCTACGCCGATCGCTTCCGCCAGGATTTTCTCGCCCTTCGGCCACGGTCGGGTAAGTGCATTCGCTAGGGTGGAGCTACCCAATCCGCAAGAACGCGACAAAGCGGCAACCGATGAACCTTGTTTTCTTACTGCGGCAATAATGTCTGCTGTATGCCAATCTGTTAACTTTTCCATATTAATTATCTCCATACATTTATATAATTGATGTATATGGTCGCGCATAAAGTTCGGTTATTAAATTGCACTGTAACATTAACCGATAATACAGAAAGTGTAAGACGAAGAATTAACCAATATCAAATAGGTTGTATAGATCGATACAGCCACATTGATCGTTACTAACGATCAGTTAGATGGCCCCTTTCTCTGGGCTATACGCTCGCGCAGGTCGATGCCGAATCGGGATTTCAGCACCCAGAACACAACTGCCTTTAGTCCTTTATAGCCCAACATCCCTACGATAAAGGCAACTTCATTGTGACTAAAATGAACTGCACCCAGCTCTGGAATGTTGATCTCAAAGCTGGGCAGACGGGCGGCGGCGAACATCATGATGATGGTACCGATCAGAACGTCGCCACAGCACTCCCGGAGTTTACCGCCCCAATAAAACACGCGGACGGTAACGCCAAGAATGACGAGCAGGAAAATATCAAACGAGGTCTTGTGCGAGCGATACAGCTCGAGCATCAAACCCCACCATGTTGATGTGTGTGGCATGGGAAACCCATAAGTAAGCCAAAATGGCGGATGAGAAAAACACGAATTTCGGATATGACCGGGAAATCAACAAAGCAATCTATTTGCTAATCTTCAACCGCTAAGAGCTAGTTCGAAGAAAAAGCATTTATAGAATCGATAAGAAAGCTCTTATAAGCGATCCTATGCTTTCACACATCACTTAACTCATCGATTAGATGAAGCACTATCCGAATGCATTGGGAATAAGTAATGAGCATTATTAGTTCGAGTTCTTTAGACACTTTTGGCATGCTTTGCTCGCCAGATCCATATGCCTCATGTATGCGTTTCTTTGATATCAGAGGTATTCATATCGAACAACTTGGAGAAAAATCATTATCACAACTTATTGATAAGGCATATTTAATACAACCAATTGATGTTTTTGGGTTAACAGCTGGTAAGCTAACTGGCCTTAAAATGTTTGGGCCTAGACAAGCACAAAGGGTTGTCAACGCCATAGAATCAGGTCGCAACACCACATTGAAAAGGCTGATTTTTTCATGTGGAATTTATGGGGTTGAAGAGCAAATGTCACTCTTGTTAGCAGACCATTTTAAAACTATCAACGCACTGATGGAGGCAAGCTTGTCTGATTTACAGCATGTTCTCCCTGAAGCGCTTGCAGTTAACACATCAAACTTTTTCCGTCATCCTGAAAATCAAACGGCCGTTGAAAAGCTGCTATCGGAGATCGAGATTGTCTGAGTTTCGTAGAGGCGCGCCATAGATAACCGCCGTTTCATTTCCTAGACTGCACGGTGCTCAAGCATCTTCGTCAAACAGGAATTTGAGTGTGGATAATTAATGCAGGTTTAAGAGCGACGATATGACAGGGGTACTGATGCAAAGCATCTCGCGAATACCCCTGTCATATCGCCGGAAAGCAAAAACCCCGCGCTGGCGGGGTCTTTGTCGTGTTCAAATTGTGTTGCTTCTCAACGCTGCCATCGTGGCGCAGCTCTTCCAAGCATGAATGAATTATCTAAATATCTGGCCCAGTTTCAACCCTTATCGTACAAATAAGCACATTACGCCCTTATTGATTATTTAATACCCAAAACGATACAGGCGCACCAGCCATTAACTGCGTGCTCATGTAAGGCATCTTTGATGCAGATTTTTATCAATCAGCCCTCAATAGCTGGCGAGCCGACAGATAAACTTTTGCCCTGAAAATTTCCACGCACCAGCGCACGCGCTTTCTTGCCTCATCCGGTGTGAGCCATGGCGCGATCTGCTGCAGGTCGCGAGTGAGATCGGAGATTTTTTTTCGCGTCGTGTAATAGTTGTTACCAATAACGTAAACCGGATCATTGGATTCGAACGCCTGCAATACGCACTGCTCTACAAAATCAGCATCGTCATTCTGTATCGCCGTATCGATTACGCTGCTAGCAGGTGATGGCCACAGGATTGCATGGGCGCGGTTAAGCGCCTGCTGCCCTCTGAATCCCTCTTCGCGTGCCTGAGTTATCGCTACAGTAAAACGCTCAAGCGCGGCGTCTGACCACTGCATGCCTTTCTGGAAACGCCAGCATGCGTGGCCGGTTGGCCTGCGTGGAGCTGTGCCACCGCGCATACTCTCGCCCCATACGGTGAGGAGTGACTTAATCCAGGCAGACTGAATACCATTTAGCGGCGTGAACCGGCCAAGGTAACTTTTACGCGGCGCGGCTGCGGCGGTTTCGAGGGCCTTTTGTTGTTCCCGGCGTTTTTTGAGAGTCAGCATTCTGTTTTGCCCTTCATCAGTTTTGCGGCCTGAGTTTTGAGGATTCGATAGTCAGTCAACACCGAACCGGCGCAACGAAAGGCGCGCAGGCGCTGCCAATACTGGCTGAGGGCGAGCACAATTATTGATTGCTGCATACCACCCCCAACTCGGCGTTAACCTGCGCGAGCAAGCCCAGTTCAGAACCGTGATTTTTTTCCCAAGTCTTCCGGCCAGCATGCACAGCAACGCCGTGGCCACCTTGACGGTGATGAAGTGGGCAAAGCGGAATTGCATGAAAGTGATCAGCGCGCTGGCCTGCCCCCTGCCCGCTGCGGACGTGATGAATCTCCGCGGGGCTTTCGCCAAGCTGGAGGTTTCTGCAGACGATGCAGCCGAGTGCGGCCACGCGCGATAAATGAATTTTCTCTGCTTTTTTCATGCGGCACCGCCAACACGATAAGCAGAAATACCGGCAGGCCGGTAATTGCAGATATGAAGAGTTTGCGTCATCACTATTCTCCGTGACGGCGCGACAGGTCCGGTGTTCAGCCGGGGTGATTATCATAAATCAGTTATCAGTCTTGCTAAAGTGCTCTTTACATTCTTGATGGCATCTAAGTGAGATAATAATCTCCTCTGAATCGATTGGCCTTACAAAAAAAAGACCGCCGAAGGATTTCACTTCATAACGCCCATCAACTCTAAGAAATTCAATAAGTTCTAACTCAGTCATATCACCCCCCTAAGAATAAAGGGAGCAACAAACTCCCCTTTCAAGTACAGCACTGTACATAAACCCAGCGCGTTTAAATGAGTGACACTATAATAAATTATATTTATTGAAACCCTTTTACAGGATTACTTAATTTATAATTAACACATAATTTAAAGGGCATCATTTATACAAAATACAAATGATTGGATCATGTTGTACTTATGTTACTTTATGTATTCGTGCCATATATTTTACTTCAAGAGATATAAAGTCTATTATTAGATGAAAATACGTAGCCATGATGTTAATCAACTGATATGTTTTGAAACTAAAAGTTTATCAAGTTCAACTACCATGGTGAAAATGCAACGAGCCACTTATTAGTTTAAGGTTAGTTGCTGTCGATGTTCACATTGATAGTAAATACCTGCATAGAAACTAGACAAAACTGCGGGTACGTTATCTATCCAATGGTTACGTCCTTTAACTTTGCTACTATAAACTTGGCACAATTCTCCATAAATGATGTTCTTAGTTGGTTGGTAAATATTTAATTCCTGCATTTAGGTATGGCTTAAGCCATAAGTGAGCCGAAACATATCAACTCGCTACTGATATTTTAACCTCAACTATCAGATTCTACCGTTCAGTACTTTTTTTATTTTGTCACCCAATGAACGTCACCTTGGTTGCTAAAGTGGGGTTTAGAGTATGGCTTAAAGTGAGGGGGATGTTGTTTACCTTGAACATGTTTATTCACAGTAATGAAGAAAATTAAATGTCATGCAATCAACACAAAATTTTACTGCCCGGCAATACAGTAAAGTAACGCAAGTGAACTATCCGTTTACAGTATTAATCACCTACCTCAACCCTAACTTTTTATCGCCTAAACTAAAACTATCACCACTAAATTTTGCCACATTTTTTGAGGACGGTGCATATCCGCTCCTAAGCTTTTGAACCAACCCTGAACACAACAAAACCTTACGCAAAAAGTTGCCTTTCAAGTAGAATTTGTTGTAAAACAGTGCAACAACTTCCTTATGGATTACGATTGTGGTTGAAAAAATCGGTCATATCAAAAACCCTTTGACTGTCATTGCAATCTTCGCTGGTATAGCTGAAATCAGTGGCACTATAGTTTTGCCGTTCCTCGAACCTCAAAATCAAAGCACTTACCTTTGGTTTATTATGTTATTTCCATCCATTCTAGTCCTCATTTTTTTTGCCACGTTGAACTTTAATCACAAATCTTTATACGCGCCATCAGATTATAAAGATGAAAATAATTTCTTAAAGCCATTGCGTTACGCATCTTTTACTGAAAAGCAAGAAAAAATTATTGCTGAAGTAGTTGAGGTTGCTGAGTCTGAAAAGAATGAAGATATTGAAGTAACAGATAAAGTGGATAATAAAAAAGAAGACATAATTCTCAAAGATCCTTTCGAACCTACAAAACTGGAAGAGACAGTATCATCGTATAATACGCAAAATCATGTTAGTCCCGAAGGTTACAGTGCGTCTGCCTCATCTAACGGATACCAAAAAACCACAGGCCGCATCTTTGATAAAATTATTACAGCTCAAAAATTTTCGATATCTAAGCTAGCGAAAGAATTAAAATTAAACTTCCAAACAGACATTAATTATACCACGTCTTACGGTAAGGACTTTATGTTCGACGCCGTCGCTGTTGACTCAAATAGCGTTAATGCGGTTGAGGTGAAGTATTCTAAATCAGGTTCGTTATCTTCAATTACCATAGAAAATATTTTGCACAATGCTGAGCGGATTTCCTATGAGTTGTCGGATAATTACAACAAAGATTTTACCCTTCACTTTGTATTAGTAACTGGAAATACATTCGTCGACGAAAAATCAATTAAGCAAAGAATCCTGATGCAAGCAAATAAATACAAAGTCAAGGTTATTGTTCATATTTACTCACTTAGAGAGTTAACGAATGAGTTCGAACATTTCCATTTATTTCCAAATGTCAGTTAATAGCATTAAAATTATCAGTCATCTAGGGGGCGGACATGTCGCCCCTCTAGATTTAATAAATTTTGATAATTTTCCACGCCATCATTATAATTAGAATATGACATCAAGCACCATTATTTACCGAGTTAATGAATATTGCCATTTTTGGATCTATGACAGCATCTAAATCCTCGGGTGTTGAATTATCAGGCAGTGAATAAACTATAGTGCCTAAATCCTTTAATAAAGCAATAAGTTGAGCATTTTTAACTTCTACTGATGACAACCCCGGCTTGAAAAATTCTTCAGCGAAGGTTGAATCAGTTGAATAAGCACTTATATTGTCTACATAAGCTCCAATTCTTACGGCAACATAAAACACTCTTGCCTGAGATGGTGGGCACTTGTCTTGTAAACAAGCATAGTAAAACATTTTATCGGCTTTTTTTCTTTCTGCTCTGGTTGCTACAAGATAGCAAGCTATATCGTGAATAACTGATGCACGCCTGTAGTTTCCTATATAAGGAGAACCTACTATCGACCAAAAAACCTGTGGGATGCTTGCACCATTAATAGTACTGCTTTTTAGCGCCACCCAAACTTTACCATCGGGATCGGTAAACGAAAAATCCTCCAAGAGTTGCATGTTCCTATTGGGTATTGAATCAATTAACCAACATGTTTTGACCTCTCCCTCGAAAAAACCATATTGAGACATGATATACACCTTAAGATTTTGTTGGGCAGAATCCTGTATTTAGGATTACCATAAGACTCTTGACATCCTCTAGGGTTGTGATTGTTTTTTTTACAATTGAAATAGGAAACTTTTTATGAAACGTTTCAAGCGTGTTTATAACCTTATCCAGTAGGTTAATGACAACGTCAAATTTTTGGCAAAATTCTTCCGGTAAACTTATTTTTTTAATCTCCATACTCAGTTCATCTAAAGCATCAGAAGCTTGTTTAGTCTCAACTGAGTTGGCATCATAACTGATTTGTGTGATGTTGTTAGACATAGTGATACCTTTATTATGGCAGACGAAAAAGTTAGATAACAAGCCAAGGGACATTGTTGCCCCTCAGACCCAAATGTTAATGACGTCATATTTTATATTAATAAATTGTAGAAGATTTAAAGTAATAAAATCGTATGATTTGATTGGGGATGGGCAGGACCACCTTACTGCCGTTGTTCAAGTCACTGTCAATAGCGTCTTTTATTTTTTTCAAAATGCGCGGTAATTTCTCCCGAACATCTACCAAAAAGTGTCTACACGTACAGGATGCTGACCGAACCTGCATTCAGTTGGAGATGGCAGCGGATTTGTAACACTTACTGCAGATGAACCGTTCAGATGAGATGGCGTATTCATGTTGACGTGCATGCGTTACTAGCAGTGAGGATGTTATGTTCATTTACAATCGCCATAAGCTCATTGAAAGCTACGCCGTCCAAGTTGATTACACCTGTATCACTGATACCTGCCATGCTTACCAACTCAACCATCCGGCGGGCTTTTTTCACGCTGATTTTCGGTGCGATGACGCTTCGGGTTACTTTTTTCTTGCCCTGTGCGGCAGCTGCAGCTTTATCCTGCTGCAGGACTTCGCCAGCTTTTTCGCCGTGCTCTTTAACGCGATCGACAGCGACATCAACGGAAACGGCCCCGGATTTCACTTCTTGCTGTACGTCGTGATTTGCGGTGCTGAGAGTCAGCAGCTTTTCCACTGTGGGCAGCGATTTATTCACCAGTTTCGCAATTTCGGCGGTAGTCAGGTTGAACGTGGTGGCCAACTCTTGAATAACCCCGGCCTGCTCAACAACTGAAAGCGGCAGTTGGTTATTGCTGGTCATAATGCGTGCCAGGCGCTGCACGTCGTTACCCACAAACGGCATGATGTGAATTCGGTCTACCGGCTTGCCCGCTTCACGGCAGCGAGTGTAGCCACGGTGGCGGCGGTGCCCCTCCACAATCCATACCCCGCCCTCATCACGGGCGATGACCTCCAACGGAGGAACGGTGCCGCCGTTCATGAGATACTGGAAAAGGTCTTCATCGGCCTGCCGGGTACGCTCGTCGTCTTCGCGCTTGTTGAAGCCTTCGCGAACATGAATGTCGGCCAGACTGATAAACATCCCCGTGTCGGTGCGCTTGATAACGCCACCTTTGATCATCTGCTTGAATGAGTTAGCCACTTATTTTTCTCCCTTTACCAGTTCATTCCATTTTTTAAACAGCAGTTCGCGAGCTTTTTCTTTCGAACCAGGCGCGTATGCCGTACCGATGCTGTGATGGCCTACGCAGCGGATCTCCGCCCTGCCCGACCAGCGCCCCTCCCTGGCAAAATACTCAACCGTTTTTCCGCAGGTAGGGCATTTTGGTAAAGCGATCATTGCGCAGCCCCGTAAAACGCAAGAACGCGGCGCATTGCCGGACTTTTTCGGCACTCTGTACAAACCACATTGCGTGACGCGTCGTAGGGCAGCATAAATTCCGGCGCTTCGGTTTTTTCTTCGGCGATCTGACGTGCTTTCCCCATTTCTTCACGCCAGGCCCGGTATGCGTTTTCATTTAAAAAAGCTCCGTGCTTAGGCGTGCGGTACAAACCGCCAAGATTCACCGCCGCATTGAAATAGCGCTGCGCTGTACGGCGAGAAATACCACCGAAAGCTGCCGCTTCATCGAGCGTCAGACGACCGCGTTCAAACACCAGATTTAGAATTTTTTCCGGCAGGTCGGTTTTAAGTTTGTTAGCCATAAAATTCCCCCTTGTTGAATTTTCAGTTAAACACCCGAAACCCGCGAAGGTCGCCCGCACGGTAATCGGTGTTTTCGTAACTCGATTGATGCACACCCTGACCGTCAGCAAGGCTGTGCGCGCATAATTTCAGCGTCAGTTCGTCCCACTTTTCGCGCAGCTTGCCGGGGCTTAGAACGTTACGGCACCAGAACGGATCAGCCTGAACGCGTTTAAACAGGTCGCAGATTTGGCGATGGGTGCGCCCGTCGATTGTGCGCATCAGCCGGATTTCGTTTGCCCAGGCGTTCCAGTTCGGTTCTTTGGGGCGTGCTACCTCCCCGTCAGTCTCTGCGGCTTTTTCGTAAAGCTGGCGGATACGGCCAAAAACCCATTCAGCGCACTTGTGGTCTTCCGGCGTCCCCCACTTCCCTCTCGGTGAGGCGTTTTTTTGTTCAATGGATTCGCCGTCAGGGGATTCGCCAGAATTCCCGGACGAAGAGATCTGTTTTAATGGTGGATCTGTAGTTACTGACGGATCGTGTCCAGATTCTGAACCCTCAGAACCCCGTTTTTCGCCGTTTTCTGGACGTTCAGAACCTGAACATTCAGAATCTGAACGTCCAGAATTTGAAGGTTCAGGTTTTGGACGTTCAGAAACTGAACCCTGATAACTTGCAGCGGCCTGACGCATTTTTTCGGCATTCAGGGTGTACAGGTTGGTGGCACTGCGCTGCCCTTTACGGCGCTCTGTTCGTGTCAGCCAGCCGTCTTTTTCCAGCTGCGTTATCGCTGTTATGACAGTGCTACGCCCCGCACCTAGCTGGCGCGCAATCGTATCGACTGAGGGCCAGCAAACACCCTCATCACTACTGAAATCAGCGAGCCGTGCCATGATCAGCAATTTGATGCCCTTCACACCGTGGGCGGCACAGCCATCCCACACCCAGGCGGATAATTTCACGCTCACAACTGGACCTCGCTAAACTTCCGTTCAAATTCTTTACAGCTCAGTTCGCATACGCCCGAATACCCCTGTCGCAAGAATGTCACACGAGCATGCGTCCGGCTGACCAGGGTTACCACACGTCCGCGAACGTCCTGGAATTTCTGGCCTGGCCGATATTCAGCGCCACGATCTGCAGGTGCGTTTGCCGCGTTACGCTGGAGAACACTCTTCATGCGATTTAACAGCTCCTGTTTTTTGAACATGGCGACCTCCGGGTTAATGAAAGCTGGGGGATTCGGTTATGAAACTGGCCTGCACCTGCTGCGCCTGCTGCACCTGCTTAACCTCTTGCACTTGTCGGTGCAGCGCGTCCACAGCGTCATCATGGGCATCAATGGCCTTACCCAGGGCCTCCTGAGCGGCCATCAGCGCGCGGCGCTCCAGCGTGTCGTAAATGCTCAGGCGGTGGCGGATGCCCCGCGGCAAAACGGCCAGAATGGCTGGCAGCAGCATGCGGATCTTATTTCGGCGCTGTGCGGTTCTGCCGTCTAACCAGCGGTGGAAGATGTTTTGCTGGTTGTTCCAGGTATTCCCGGCCACCAGCGGAAGCGAGCCGCCACCCTGACGTAAATATTCAGCAGTGATCATCTCTGCTGCGTGAGCCTGGCCAACTTCTGCGGCCCAGGCCAGCAGGACGCATTCAATGTGTTCGTGTTTGATTTCCATTAATCAGATTCCTTCTGAGTTTTGGCGGTATCTTCCGGGATGCCGCTGGTTGGGTTTGGGTGCAGATCGGGGCGCAGTTCGTGTGGAGTGACAGCCCAGCCGCCCAGCTCACAAAGACGGATAACCCGCTCGCTGGGGACTTTGTTTTTGTGAATCCAGTTGGCGACAGACTGTGAAGATCTAAATTCGAAAAGACGAGATACCTCAGAGACGTTTCCGATCGTCCTTACGGCTTTCTCAGTGATGTTTTTATAGACTTTAATCATGATGCTCTCCCATTGACTGGAAGTAGCATAATACTACTTATAGTAGGATTGCAACTACAAAAAATAGAAATGACTATTACGGAGCCGTGTATTACTTTTCTACCTATGATAGAAAAAAACAGTAAACACCATGAGTTCGCGGAACGCTTAAATGCTGAAATGGGCAGAAATCGTCTGTCTGTTAAGGACTTAAGTCAGGCTTGCGACGTCACATATGAGATGGCCCGACGCTATACGCTCGGGACAGCGAAACCGCGTGACGAAAAAATAGAACGGATAGCGAAGTGGTTAGGCGTCGAAGCGTCATGGCTTGAGTACGGCGACAGCTCTGCTCAGTCAAACCCACCGACAACCAGCTCCACATCTACTACTCAGCCCCAGACGGAGCGCATGGTTGGCGTGGATGACTTCACCTCACTAAGTGATGATGAAATGCGCCTGCTGCGTGTATTCCGGCAGTTCCCGTACATCGAAGCGCGGAACATGCTTCTTTCATTTGAGGATCGATACCGGAAGTTGCAGGAGTTCTACGGCAAAAAGTAGCCCTTATATTCCCCGCCACCACCAGCATAACCGGCTTTTTGCCGGTTTTTTTACGTCCAATAAACCTACCTCAAGTTGCAATTCGTGCGAATATTTCTACTTTTAGTATTGCATAATCTACTTTGTGTAGTATTCTCATCCCATCTTAAGCACATCGGTGCGACAGGTAAAACGTTCCGCGGCCCGGCGATAAGGGCATCAAAAGCACCGCCGGGAAAGACGTCACAGGAAACCGGCATTGCACCGTAAACCCGTTTAAAGGAGTGAATCATGAAAATTATTGCACATGGAAAAGTGAGCATCGGATCTGCAGTTTCGACTGCGGAGCTTGCACTTGCCGCTGGTGTTAGCAGTGTCACCATTGAATGCGCGCCATCTCCCCTGGTGCCTGTGCTGACCGCTATTACCCTGGCTTATTGTCCGGTTGCAGAGTGTTGTGAGTGTGACGCCAACCCTTGCCCTTTTGAGCGCAAAGCAGATGGCGAGGTTTTAAAGGCACAGGCCACATACGATCAGGCGGTTCGCAACCTTAAGACAGCAGAAGATAACCTGCGTAAGGCTGCAGCACATGCTTAACATGAAATCTGTTCGCAACCGCATTTCCTCCATTCTGGCTAAACAGAGCATCGCAGAGTATTGCGGTGACACCAAAATGCTGGAAGAGGTGAAAACCGAAAAGGCCAAAATTATCGCCGAGGTGGCTCTCAATGACACCGTCATTCGTTCTCGTTTTAACGCTCTGCTCCAGCAGCACTGACTGCACGGAAGCGGTTAAAGAAGTTTATGACTCGCAAGCCCAATGCGATCAGGCAATTTATGAGGAGCGTATTTTTAACGCTAATTGTTATTCAGTTCAGCCAGATTTTCACGAATCGATTATCAAGATGAGTTCTGGCTCGAATTAAATTTATTCTCTCTCACCCTAAATAGCGATATAGAAATGGAACAGAAATTTTGTGCGCATTGTTTAAAGCGTAGGGATTTGGGCGACCTAAACGCACGGGATATCAAACGTTATAAGAGATTTGAAACCCTTCATTTTTGCAAAGACTCAGACTGTTATCTGAAATACGTAAAGGCCCGACAGTCGTTCTCGCAAATTAAAAGAGTGCAAAGCAACATCCGAAATTATTCACACAAACATTATTGAGGTTATTATGTCTGTAGAATTAAAAGTATTTGGCGGTGCTCTATTTGCAAAAGAGAAGGCACTCAAAGAAAACCCTGAATTAAAAAATTTAGTCCTTTTCATTAACGCCTCAAATAAAAGCGCGGCGGAAGCTATTATTGCCGGTAAATTGGCCGAGCACTATCCTGCTAATATGGGTGACTATTTTAAAGCCAAGGTGTGGGAGCATCGTGAAGGGTTGCCGAGCGTCGAGCCAGGCGCATTCTGCACTGATTTTTTTGAAACGCTGGCAGTGTGGAATGCCGGTGCTAACGAACCGGCTGTAGCACCGCAACCGGAGGCAGATGAAAAGGAAGAGTGGGAAGAAAACACGGCAATAGAGGAGTTGAAGTCGGTTAGCATACTGGATCAGCATTCACGCGCCGCGTGCTTGGCTCTTTTTGGCCCCGTCAGTGAAATCACACGTGCCCAATACGGCCAAGTGATCGACCTTATTAATGATGATGAGGGCAGCTTTACCCGCGAACTGACAGAAGCGCTTATCAAAGAACCTCGCTCGTTGGCGCTTGCTACGGAACGTCAGCTGCAGTTGCTTGCATGGGTCAGGGGTAAGGCGAAGGATACCGCCCAGTGGACTGACATCAAAAAACTGATCGCGCAGTGGATTGATACGCCACTGGATAAGCGACCACAGGCCGCCAACAGCACACACACAATTTCCGGTGCCACGCTGGGCGGCGGCAATGCGACAGACCGCAGCCCGGATTTGGTTCACAACCTCACCACGCTGGGGATCGAGGTGGCTGTTGCAATTATGAGCATGTACGACGAGATCGACATTTACTCTATCCCGAGCAAGTTCCTCAAGTCTGCGAAAGGGATGGCTGAAGCAGAACAGGATGGCCAGTACAACGCGTGGTGGGAAAAATTACGCTCCACCCCTGGCATACTGGACTACTCCCGCGCGGCGATCATCGCGTTAATTAAGTCTGCCCCGGAAGACCTCTATCTCTACCCGGTGAAGTTGCGTGAGTACATCAGCAAAAATTTAGTAGAACTCAATCACAATAAGCCAGACCCAAAAACCATTGAGATCGCATGCAGCGCGAAGCCACGCAATATTCAGGAGAAAAATAAAAATGATGAAACCCAACCGCCTGTATCGCGCGAAACTCTGCCACCTGCAGGCAGCCCGAAAAGCGATGCTGAACTCAACGCAGAAATCGATCGTGCAATGGCAGACCGACAAATCAGCGAGCAACTGGCCGGTGAACACGGCGAATTTGTGCCAGGGATCAGCGACCCCGCAGATCCACAGTGGGTTGACGGAAGCGCACAGCCGGTAATTGAAAGCCTGGGTGATGGTAAGTTCTCTATTGAGGGTTTGATGATTCAAGAGAATAAGAGACCATCTTCAGAGAACGACGCTCCTGAAGTAAATCAGCGGCCACAAGTTGTCAATTTTTCGGGAGGCAGAACCTCAGCTTATTTGGTTCATCTGATGGAGCAGCGCCGTAAAGCCGGTGAGAATATTCATTATGTATTCATGGATACTGGTGCGGAGCACCCGGGAACTTACGAGTTCATCCGTAACGTTGTTAAAACCTGGAATATACCCCTGGTATGTCTGCGAGTGGTCGTTAGTCCAAAATTGGGTGAAGCAAGTAGCTATCGCATTGTTAATATCAGTGAGATTGGGCCTGACCTGCAGCCGTGGCGTGATATATCGAGTAAATTTGGCCTGCCCTATTTTTCGGGACCATTTTGTACCCGAGCAATGAAAACCAACGTGTTCGGATATTACTGTCGCAACAAGTTTGGCAAGGATGGCTTTCACAGCTGGCTCGGCATTCGGGCGGATGAACCAAAGCGTTTGAAAGAGCGTAAAGACGTCAGCTACCTAGCAGACATTAGTCCATTTGAAAAACGGGATATTCTGGACTGGTGGAAAGCGCAGCCATTCGATCTGGGCATCCCTGAGCACCTTGGAAACTGCGTATTTTGCATAAAAAAAGGCATTAATAAGTTAGCGCTGGCCGCACGCGATGAGCCGCAACTTGCGAAAGAATTCTGGGAATTAGCCATCGATCCATCGAATCGCGTGGTTGAAAGCCGAAAATACCCGAACAAATTTATGTACCGCCAAGCGCATTCACTTGAGAGCATCATTGCACTTTTCTCCGATCATTCTCGGGAGGATATTGCCTCGACAATACGAGGTGGCGGCGGTTACGAGACAGAATCCTGCACAGATGGTTGTGAGATTGAACCTGATGATTTGGAGGCTCTTACTCATGTGGAGTTGTCACAATCTTCTGACGAAACGCTGGATACCACTCCAGTGCAAAGCGGTTCTGAGACTTCATTATCATACCGTCAGCAGCTCGTCATTGCCGCGTTGCAGGGCATGTGCGCAAATCCTGCTTATCGGGGCGATTTCGATGACCTGCCCACCATGGCAACGATGCTAGCAGAAGGCGTCATTAACCAGGGTGGCATCTGATGGACAGACAAGAGAATTTACAGCGCGTCATCAGGTCCCTGCAATGGTGCGGTCGCTCTGGTGCTCGTGATATCGCTTACCGAATCGGGATGACCAACCAAGAGGTGGTGGGGCTGTTGCTTGAGCTGGAAAACCTGAACAAAGTCGAGCAGGCCAACGGTTATTGGTGGCTGTATATTGAGCCGGTGATGCCGGTTCTGAAAGTGGTGCGGCGCAAACGCTGTGCTGCGTGACGCCCTTCTCAAATTACTGATTATCACCAATCAATTTAGAAAACGCCGCCACGCTATAGTGGTGGCGTTACGGAGTGAAAAGTGGCGAGTGTCATATTCAATGAAGAGTGGATCGTTGAATCGCGACTCACTGAAAAGACCGGCTTGTCAGAAAGACAAATTAAAAGTTATCGACTTAATTTATGGATTGAAGGTGTTCATTTTAAGCACCTGACTGCGCTTGGGGAAACTGATAACTCAAAAGGTCTACTCTGGTACAACCTTCCAAAAATTAATCAATTAGTACAGGAAGCATGAAAGTGAAATACCCAACCGGCGTTGAGTTGCATAACGGCAAAATCAGGATCACGTTTATTTACCGTGGCGTTCGCTGCCGTGAAACTCTACGCGGCTGGGTTGTTTCAAGCGGGAATATCAAAAAGGCGGGAAATTTACGCGCACTCATCGTGAGCGAAATTCAGATGGGAATTTTTAATTACGGTGAACGGTTCCCGGAATCAAAAGCGTTAAAGAAATTTAATACGACCAAAAAAGTCACCACCTTTAAAGAGTTGTGTGATTTTTTTACAGATACCAAGGCATTGGAAGTATCTGGCGCAACGTTGATTTCAACTATATCAGTTGTAAATACGCTTAAACGGATCGTGGGAGAAGATACCCGCCTGGCGGATATCCAGCATGCCGACATTCTGCATTATCGAAAGGAGTTGCTTACAGGAACAATCATTAACCCGGCTACGCCGAATTTTGCCAAGCAAGGCCGTGCGCCCTCAACAGTTAATAAACAGATGGCAGTTTTATCAGAAATGCTTAAGCTCGCGAACCGAAGCCAGTTTATATTACATGCACCTTATGAAGGAGTGTCGAGGCTCAAGTTATCCAAGTCTGATCCCGACCCATTATTGCTTCATGAGTACCAGGCTATGATAGCAGCCCTCCCCCGGCAGCTGGCATTGATCATCATTGTTGCGGTGCATACGGGGATGAGGCCAGGGGAGATATGCGCCCTGGCATGGGAAGACATTGATTTGGTAAAAGGTGAGATCCACGTATCCAGAAGCCTGACGAATAAGCGGGTATTTGTACCACCCAAAACTGACGCCGGGATAAGAACGATAACACTGCTGAGACCCGCTCTTGAGGCACTCAAAGAGCAACACGAAATCAGCGGTTCCAATCCCAAGCAAGAAATTCGCTTTCACCATCGTGAGATCGGAAAAACTGAGCAGCAAAATCTCCGCTTCGTTTTCACGCCGTCTCCGAGTTCGTCATCAAAGGGTGGTTACATTTCCAAGAACTCGATTGCCTATGGCTGGAGACGAGGAACTAAACTTGCCAGTATCCGCGAGAGAAATCCGTATCAGTCACGGCATACATATGCCTGCTGGACATTGATGGCCGGAGCTAACCCGTCGTTCATAGCCAGCCAGATGGGCCATGAAGATGCGCGTATGGTGTACGAGGTTTACTCGAAGTGGATTGGCGATATGAACCAGGATCAGGTCAACATGCTGAATAATCAGATGCCAACAGCAATGCCCCCAGGACGCCCCAAAGGGCATGGGAGTATGAAAAAAGTTATTTAATTTCATGACGCTGGTTCCAAGCAACATAATCAGCGTTAAACTATTCTGACCATTCATATTAGGGAGAAGCGATGATGCGCGTACTGGTTGTTGAGGATAATGCGTTGCTACGTCATCACCTGAAGGTTCAGCTTCAGGAAATGGGGCATCAGGTGGACGATGCCGAAGATGCGAAAGAAGCCGATTACTATCTCAATGAACATTTGCCCGATATCGCCATCGTTGACCTGGGTCTGCCCGATGAAGATGGCCTGTCGCTGATCCGCCGCTGGCGCAGCCACGATGTGTCACTACCGGTGCTGGTCCTGACCGCCCGCGAAGGCTGGCAGGATAAGGTTGAAGTCCTGAGTGCCGGGGCGGATGACTACGTCACCAAACCCTTTCATATCGAAGAAGTCGCCGCCCGCATGCAGGCATTGATGCGCCGCAACAGCGGTCTGGCTTCGCAGGTGATCTCCATTCCGCCGTTTCAGGTCGATCTCTCCCGCCGGGAACTCGCTATCCATGACGAGGTGATTAAGCTTACCGCCTTTGAATACACCATCATGGAGACGTTGATCCGCAACAGCGGCAAAGTGGTGAGCAAAGATTCGTTGATGCTCCAGCTCTATCCCGACGCGGAGCTGCGTGAAAGCCACACCATTGATGTTCTGATGGGTCGCCTGCGCAAGAAAATACAGGCGCAGTACCCGGAGGATGTCATCACCACCGTGCGCGGTCAGGGCTACCTGTTCGAATTACGCTAA